CTCATAGGTCACCTCTTGTTGGGACTGAGCAGCAGTTACGATCCTGCTACCACAGTATTAATCCATGGATGTGTAAATTTCATCTACACCATGGATCCGGATGTTAGAGTCGCTGTAACCGCGTAAGAAGGTTAGGAGGGCAGTCAGTAGTGATGAGAATAGAGTTAATGCCGCTGTGGTGGCGGCCTCGATTTAAGTTCTCTTCCACCGTAATAAGAAACCCTTATACCCGATTCCCCCTCATAATGTCCATGAACCAATCACCTGGTGCTAATGATGAGTTGCTTCGCCCAGAAACCCCAGACAAAGACAACACTACGCAAGTGGTGAAGTTGCACGACGTGCCATCCACGTCAATACTCCGTCTGGTGCTGCCTGGGTTCGAAAGTATGAGCATCCACCTGCTCCAACTCCGTCTGAGTATTGTGGTATCCCTGATATCAACAACTCCCCTTCGTACCGCACAGAATATCGTGCCGTACAGAACATTCAGACCTATAGTGCCACCTCGGACCCCGTGCCTGTTGTTATCAACTACAACAAGGTGCTCTTCTTGCAATTGCCGAGTGTTATTGCCCCCGTAGTCGCGTTCAAGTACTCGACGGCAGGTGCACTTGTACAACTCCGCGATGATGTCGTGCTCAATCCCGCAATTGATCCGCGCAGTCAGCTAGCTACCACTGGTGCTGGCCGTCTGGCGTACAAGAGCGCAACTTATGATCTCAATTCCACCGATTTCAATAACCAATGAACTGTGACCACCGCATCATTTCGCCCGAATGTCTCAACATACTCAAATGAGATGCTTACCGATCGTATTCGCAAGCGAGCACCCAAGCAGGCTGCATCGGTTCTTGCCACCCTATTCCGCACTTCTACTCGTACTGATAGCGGCTTTGAGGTGGTTAAAGGAACCTCGGACGCAGCTGGCAACTCCATCATTGTGCTGACAGTTGGTACTATCCCAGCCACCAGCACTGATGTCGTCCAGTTGAGCCCCAATGCCACTGTCACCCCTGCGAAGGAAGGAGCGTTTGTAGTTCAACGCTTTTCGCAACCCACCACCCCGTACGTATCTTACGCCGACAGCGGAGCCACCAATGCAACTGGAACTCCATGGACGCGTGTAGCCCGTCCGGTTGTGCTTGAGGTTGTTACCTCCCCGACCACATCTTCATTCTCACCCCTCGCGTCAACTCAATACGAGTCTCTCGGCAACACGTTGCTTGAGGACCTCGCCCTCTTTGATTTTACGTGTGCTTGGGTGTTGTTTGATGGTCTCAGTGTGCAGCCGTCCACATCTAGTGCTACCACAGTAACGCCGCCATACATCACCGTGAAATCTATCACCGGTTATGAGGCACAGGCGTACCCTGGCAGTCCACTTTTAC